ACAAGGCCGCAGGCCGCAGAGACAAGGCCGCAGGGATAGATCCGCAGAGATTAAATTGTTTATAACTTGTTGACCTGGTGCAAGTCTTTTGCTATTCTAAACCTGCCAATAATGGCATTCAATTAGAGGAGGCGCACCATGCGTAAATCATACTGTAACGAAACCACCATGACGGTGAACATGATAATCGAACTGAACGAGGTTCAAGGGATTATCGAGGTTCTGTCCAAGGTCGAGGACCCAGATTACAAGGTCGCGGATCTGCTTAAATCCATGAAAAAGGTTAAGCGCGAGGCCGCTGTCGAGGCGCTCCGAACTTTCCAAGACATGGCAGATGCCGAATAATCACAGGGGCCCTACGGGGCCCCTTCATTTCAACTAGGAGGATTTTAAATGTTAACTGCTATATGCTACGATGAATGCGGAACCGAGGTTTCAATCGAGGTCGAGGATCTGTCCCAAATTCCAGAGGAATGGACGTTCCGATATTCCCAGAAACATACTGATCGAGAGCTTGCCGAGTGGCGGCTGTCGATGGAAGACGAAAGATTTAACTAGGATCTGGGGCCCTGCGGGGCCCCTTTCCATTGGCAGCGCAAGGGCAAACAATGAAAGAGAGAGACGGGGCCGCAGAGCCGCAGAGCAATAAGGCCGCAGAGTTTCTTCAATAAACTTTTAACTTGTGTTCAACTTGTATTCTGCTAACATATAGATCTAACTTAACAGAAGGTATTCAATCATGAAAAGTGCAATCATCTACAACGGGCCAAGCCTATTGGATGGGGAACCGATTGTCGTTATCGCGACATATTCAAATAGAAACAAAAAGACAGGCACTGTAGTGCAAACTTATATTTTGTGCAGAGATATAAACCCACTCGAGGCAAGCAAAACAGGCGCAGACTCTACAATCTGCGGCGATTGCGTTATGCGAGGGACACCAACAACGGACCCCGTCCGCAAAATTGCCAAGAATCGCAAGTGCTACGTTAACCTAGGGCAAGGTGTTTTGATAGTTTGGAAAGCTTTCCAACGTGGCGTATACAAAACCGGCAGCGCTCGCGACATGGGCCGCGGACGTTTTGTTCGCGTTGGGACCTACGGGGATCCGGCAGCGTGTCCGGCGTCAGTGTGGGAGGATCTACTAGCAGAAGCGGACACTTTCACAGCATACAGCCACCAAAGCGGATGGCGTCCAGATATCGCGATGCAAAGCGCGGACACTCACGAACAAGCGGAAGCGCATTGGTCCGAGGGTCGGCGCACATTCCGAGTTATTACAGGACTCGAGGATCTCGACAAAACAAAAGAGACACTTTGTCCGGCATCAAAAGAGGCCGGACGCCGCGTCCAATGCACAGCGTGCAAATTATGCAAGGGATCTAGCCTAGCAAAATCAATCGCGATAGTAGAACACTAGGGAAAGGGGCTTCGGCCCCTTTTTTATTGCGCTGCATAATAGATTCAAATAACATGGGGCCGCAGACCCGCAGGGCAGCGGAGCCGCAGACCAAAAAACTAGGGCGCAGGGCGCAGAGCCGCAGAGTATCGGTCCAGAAGTCGGGGCCGCAGACCCTCAAATAAAGGCGCAGGGCCCACGAACCTCGAACCAACGGTTCCAGACAGCCCTTTTTCCACAAGTTGGGCGCTTTGACCCCCCTCAAATAAAAGTAGATCACGCTCAGAGGACCTCTTTACTAAGATGAAATTTGCACCACCTCGAGCCCAGTATACTGTGTTCCACGCGACTTGATGAGCCGAGAGTTTTACAGCATTTCCTTTAGATACCTTTAATTCGATCCAACAAGGCAAGCCATCCCAGATTAAATGTACATCAGGAACACCGCCCCCATGTTTGTTTTCAATCCTTGTCGCTTGGCATTTCGGAGGCAGATTCGACCTCAATGTGTTCCAAAAGTTCGCCTCTGGTCCCTTGCTCATTTGGTGTAATATCCTTTGCTGTCCCCTCGATTACGAAAGCTTGGGGGTATTTCTTTTGGAGGTCAGCTAAACGTCCAACAATTTCGTCTCGAGATAGCTGATCAATGGTGTTCACTTGTTCTCTTCGATCAACAGTTAAACCACCCAATGCGGCGCGAATTTTTTCAGCATTAATAGCCGCAGAAAATTGACCATTCTCTTCAGCACCAACCGATAATTTGTACAGCCTCTCGAGTTGACCGAGAGTTGTCACGCCATATCTGCGCTCTCGTTCCTCTCTCATCTCTTGAATGTACTCGAGCACATGCGGATAGTCCCTTCCATTTAACAGAAGGGATGCATGTTTACTGGCTGTTGATTCTGCAAATCCTGCTTTCCTCGCGGCCTCGGCATTCGAATAGATGCCTTCAACAATAAACCGAGCAAAGGTTTTTTGCCTGTTTGTGAGGACACGTTCTTCCCCGTCTTCTATCTTTTCCTGCATCGACATGATGTTCCTCGTTGTGTATTACCAACAAGATAAACCATAGACCGGATGATGTCCATCTTTCCTATATAGGAGTTTTCTCCAGAGAAACGTACTAACGTACTGCCAAACGTACTACCTCATGGGCTACTTAGAAGGTTGTAAACATTACTGTTTATTTTCAATAGTACGTTTAGTACGTTTATTACGTCATATTTGAATGGATAAAAACTTTTTTACTTTTTTTCTGGAGAATATGCCTATAGTGTAACTGACGTACTATTCCCCTAAAAATAAAACTTGACTACCTGTGTGCTCTTGATTAACTTGTTCAATATCAACAATTCAATTATGAGGTTCAACTATGGCAAACTTTTATGGAATAAATGTACCAAAAGACTTTTACTGGCATGACGATGTAAAAAAAACTTACAAGGTTGGAAGCAACCGTAGACACAAGCGCGTGTGGATCGAGGGTCCAATGCTTTTGAATATTGGTTTCAAGAAAGGGATCGTATTTTCACGAGTCATGCACCAAACATCAAATCATGGAATCATGGAATTAACTGCTGATCCCTTTGGCAAACACAAAATTGCAGGGACCGAGGCGCGTCCTATCATCGACTTAAATGGCAAGTATCTTGATGAGTTATTCTATGGGTACACTCACTACGAGGCTACATTCAATGTACTTTCTGGAACTTTCAAGCCTTACATTAAGATCGAGGGAGTGAACGTATGAGCATGATCCACAGATTACATCACAAGTATGCTCGGTGGTGCAAGGCACAGGGTTTTGAATGCGTAGATGCTATGGAGTTATTGTGTGAGCACAAACTTACTCCGGAACAAAGCACATGGATTACAGATTTCATGTCGCGTTGGGAAGTAGCAGAAGAGGAACATTTGAAAGAGTGTTGGCACAGGGAAGGGAGAGACTAATGGGCGTTGTATTAAGCTTATATGATTACACAGGCGAGGCACTGAAACCGTGGGCCGAGGCAGGGTATGACTGTTACGCATTTGACATTCAACACTTGGATACAAAAGTTGAAGGCTACGCAAACGGTGGGTTTATACGCTATGAAGGCTTAGACCTATATGACGGTGATAACATCAGAGGTTTGTTATCTCGTTTTTATAGAAGGAACGTTGTATTCGGCATGGCCTTCCCTGTTTGCACAGACCTCGCGGTTTCGGGCGCGGCATGGTTCAAGAAAAAAGCAGAGGCCAATCCATGGTTTCAAGACGAGGCTGTTAATCATGCCATGACTTGTGCCAGATTTTATGAGGACCTTGGCGTCCCATATCTTATAGAAAATCCTGTCAGTGTTTTGGCTACCAAGTGGCGTAAACCTGACTATTCATTCCACCCGTATGAGTACGGGGGATACATCGAGGACGATGCCGCAGAGCATCCTCGATGGCCTGAGTACATTGCGCCTCGGGATGCATACAAAAAGAAAACTTGTTTATGGACTGGTAATAACTTTCGTATGCCCACCAAGGTATCTGTTGACCCAGAGCGTTATCATGGTAATGGTTATAGCACCGCCATGATGAAGCTTGGGGGCAAGTCCAAAAGGACAAAAGATATACGCAGTGCAACGCCGCGAGGATTCGCCAAAGCGGTTCAACTATTCAATCAACAAGGAGGCTCACATGCCTAATCACACAGCACAACAGGTTCATCTTACTGGACCACAATATCTCATGGCTCATATATATGCCGCCGTGAAAAACGAAACTTTATGCCAGACTGTTTGTCCAATGCCTTTCGAGGTTTGGTCTCAGGACGATGTCGCAGGTGCGACCCATACTCCTGCATGGTATCAATGGCGTCTCGATAACTGGGACACCAAGTGGGACATCTACAATGTAGATATGAACGAGGAGATTTCGGACCCTAATGTTTTAGAACGTGAGGCGGAGGTTACTTTTTCATTTACATGCGAGACTGCATGGAGCCCACCGATAAAAGTTTGGGAGAAGCTTCATGACATGGGCATTATTGTAGATGCATCATACCAAGACGAAGGCATGATGTATGAAGGCACGTTCATCGATGGGGTGGACACAACTTGGACACCAGAAGAGGAGGCCGTATAATGGC